AAACTCGATTCTAAGGAGAATCTAATGAACAATGAAATCCAGAAGTTCGATTTCAAGGGCGCCCCATTGCGTACCCTGACCGATAAGGCGGGGGAGCCCTGGTTCGTCGCCAAGGACGTATGCGCCATCCTCGAAATCAGCAATCCATCCGATGCATTGAAAAGGCTTGACGATGATGAACGGTCTAGGTTCAATCTAGGGCGTCAGGGCGAGACCAATATCGTCAACGAAGCCGGACTGTATGTTCTCGTGCTCGGTTCCCGCAAGCCCGAGGCTCACGAGTTCAAGCGGTGGGTGACGCATGAGGTGCTGCCCCAGATCCGCAAAACCGGCGGCTACATCCCGACGTCCGAGTCGGATTCAGATGAGGACATCATGGCCAGGGCCGTGCTCGTCGCGCAGAAGACCATCGAGCGCAAGAACCAGCAGCTTCAAGCCAAGGACACACAGATCAAGATGTTGGAGCCGAAGGCCCGGTTCGCGGACGCCGTGGCCGCGTCAGACGGCACGTGCCTGGTCGGCGAGCTCGCGAAGATGCTCCGGCAGAACGGGATGGACATCGGCCAGAACAGACTGTTCCGTCTTCTTCAGGCTGACGGGTATCTCGGCAAGTCCGGTTCGAATCGCAACGTGCCGACACAGCGTGCGATGGACCTCGGCCTGTTCCGCATCAAGGAGACCACCGTCACCCATGCGGATGGGCACACCACGGTCAGCCGCACTCCGAAGGTCACGGGCAAGGGGCAGCGCTATTTCATCGACCGGTATTGGGGTCGCGCTCAGCCGTCGTTGGAAGCGGGTGCGTGATGAGTGAGACATGGCTGCCGGCATGCATATCGCTTACTGCTGGCTTGTTCAGTCTTTCCCTGGCTTTGCTTCGGATCCTCGTCGATCTTGATCCGATCGGTTGGATCCTGTCGTTGGGGGAATGTCAAGAGTCCGGGAAAGCGGATGCAGTCGGGGATGTGCAAATAACCATAATCCCAGTCTCGAATGTTCGAACCGGTATCTCGTCAGAGTTGGCAAATGCCGTCTCGTTTCCGGTATCGGATGACGCGGCTGTTCCGGGAGCGACCCATGAATCGAATAGGAACGGAACACGCGGCGCATCAAATGCGTCGGCTGCTTCGTCCAATGGAGGCGTATCGCTATGACATCGGCTTTCTCATCGGCGTGCATGATGATATACGCGCGGTCGGCCGCTTTGAATTGCGCGATGCTGCTCGGAGTCATGAACTCGGTGTTGTCGCCGATGGGTCTCAGGAGCAGGAAATACGCCTTGCATCCAATCCCCTCGATTGAGACGTCGTACGCGTCGCCGTCACCGGAATTGTACACGGAGCAGACGGAATCCGGCTCGGCCTCGTCTCGAGACTCCAACCAGTCAGAAAATCCGGGCACCGTTGAGGAAATCGGTAATTCAGGATTCGTCGAGTGTTCCAGCAGGGTCCAGTCCGCCTGCGGCCTGTTATGCCATGGCCACCAAACGGTCAATCCGGCGCCAAACAGCGAGGCCGCGGCACCGGCCCATGCGGCCAATACGGATCCATCCATTGATTCTTCTCCTAACTGTTCGGCCCGCACGTCGGAAATGCGGGATGACACCGATTTTAGGAGGGGGCCGGGCGGTTCTCCTAACGCCGCCCGGCATCACACACGCAAAGGAGGCGCGTGATGGAAGACGATACGACGTTCGCTGCGCTCGCTGAGGTCCTGAAACCGATGAACACGACGAAGGACATCGCGGACCGTTGCGGCATCAAGGAGGGCACCTTGGCGTACTGGCGTGGTGCGGGAATCGGCCCGAAGTTCGTGAAGGTCGGACGGACCGTCATGTATCCGAAGGAGCCGATGATCGCCTACTTCAAGGAACACCTCTACCAGAGCACATGTGAATACGAGGGAAAGGAGTCGGCATGAAAACGATTCGCAAGGACTGCGTGCAGGCAGTGTTCGACGAGTTCGAGACCCAGGGCGAACTGGTCCACCCATTCAAGGACGGGGATGTGGAGGCCATGCGGGCGCTCGGCCACATCGTCGGCTACGTCGACCTTGACGTCACCGGAATCGTGGACCTCATCGTCGACACGATCAACAAGGAGCTGTGACATGGGCATCAGACAGGCCGTGAGGCTGAATCCGCCGGCGCCGCCGAAGTCGGGACGCCATGACCCGCATAACGTGCTGCTCGCGTCGAGTGGCTTCTACGTCCGGGTGGACGTGGACGGATTCGCCAGACTCATCGACGGCATCCAGGAGATAACGCTGGCGGAATTCACCGCCGAGGAAAGCAAAGACATCATTCACACACTCATCAACATGATCGGAGGTGCCAGATGAGCATGTTCGCGAATGGCGCGCTGCAGATGCGCGTCCGCAAACACCAGAACGAGACCAGTGACCACCACGCCGAAGTCGAAGTCAGCTTCTTCACTACGGCCGGACGCACCGATTTCACGTTCACGAAGACGGATATCCAATTCATGCGCCGCGAATGCAATCGCATCCTCAAGGAACTGGAGGAAAACAAATGACCGACAACGACTACCGGCTCGAAGACAGACCCGAATCCCAGAAGCGGAAGGAAGGGCGTCCGAACTACGCCTTGCGCCGCATGAAATTCGCGATTGCGGTCATCGGCCTGGTCGTGAGCGTGACGCTCATGCTCACCTGGCGTGATTCGGGGAACATGGCCGGCGCGCTGCTGGTCGAGGGCGTGTATCTCGCCACCGCGTTGTGGCTGGTGGTGCGGTTCGCGTCCAGGGACGACGACTGAGGGGAGTGACCGATGAGGGAGATTCTGCCGCATTGGCATTTCAGTCCGAACGCTCCGGTCAAGGACGTCGACACGAAGAAGATGACGAGTGGTGACAGGGCGGTGGCCGGCGCGTGCCGTCGGGCGATGGAGAGCGAGGCGTGGAAGGAGCTGGTGATTCTGGAATCGGTGGGCGTGCGGTTCACCGGACTGGTGGGCCGGTTCGTGTCCGAGATCGCCATGCCGGTGTTGGAGGTGATGCCTGATGACAGTTTCCATCAGGGAGCGGCCGCGCAGTTGACGCACATGGTGAAGACCAGGGATGGTGGCGAGACCATCCGCATCATCAAGACTCTCGCCGTGAAAGGAAGGTTCTAATGGCTGGTGAGACGATCATCGCGGTGGTGGGCAACCTGACCGCGGATCCGGAGTTGAGGTCGACGAAGAACGGCAGGAGCGTGGCGGGTTTCACGATCGCGTCCACTCCACGCACGTTCGACCGGCAGTCGAATCAGTGGACCGACGGGGACGCGTTGTTCCTCCGCTGCACTGTGTGGGGTGACTTGGCGGAGCATTGCGCCAATAGTCTCGCCAAGGGCATGCGTGTGATCGCCCAGGGCAGGCTGGCGCAGCATTCGTGGGAGGACGAGCAGCATCAGAAGCGTTCTTCCATGGAATTGCAGGTGGACGAGATCGGGCCGAGCTTGCGCTATGCGACCGCGCAGCGTGGCACGGCTGGAGCGTATGGCAATCCGGCTTCCACGCCGGCGGGTTATACGGGCGGAGCCACCGCTTCGTTGCCGCCGTCCGACCCGTGGGGTTCGTCCTCACACTCGTCGTCATCGTTCGGTGATTTCGGCAAGCCGGAATCCGAACCGGATTTCTAAGGATGAATCATGAGCATGGAGAATGTTCGGAAACTGCTGTATCACGAGTACGGGCTCGACCCTTATGAGCTTCGTCTTCTGATGATGGTGGCCGACTGGACCGGCGATGACGGCAAGGGCTTCGCGAAGAGCGCGAAAACCATCGCATCGCAGCTGCATATGTCAGAACGAACTGTGCACAACAAGCTCCGTTCCCTGCGCGAGAAGGGCTTCCTGAGATACGGCAACCAGCACATCGTCGACGATATCGCGCCAAACCGTCGACCGAAGGTGTATGACATGCACCTGCCAAAACAGAGGGGTGAACGAAATGCACCCCAAGAAATCAAACCAAAAAACAGGGGTGAACGAAATGCACCCCAAAAAACAGGCATGAATCAGGGGTGCAACTGGCATGAATCTGGCATGAATCAGGGGTGCACACAGCGTGCAGACAATACTACTAAATCTATAGAAACAATAAAGACTATAGAGAGTAACGCGCGCGCGAGAAAACAAATCCCAATACCAGCCGACTGGAAACCAACCGAGGAACACCACGCGCTCGCCGACCGGCTCGGCATCGACTGCGACATCGAAGCCGAAAAATTCCGTGACAGGGCCCTCGACTCGGCAGCCCGCTCGGCCGACTGGAACGCGAAATACCGCAACTGGCTCGTCAAAGGCAAGGAACACGGATTCGCCACGCCAAAGGATTCCAACGCTCGCCGACGGTTCACGTGGGGCAGCGAAGAGGTCAAACGGGTTCTCGGCCCGATAGCCTGCGAAGGCACGGACACGTACATGGAGCTCGCATGCAAGGTCGCGGACCTGCTCAACCAGGGCTTGGACCCGGACATGCTGCGCCGTCAGCTCGCGAACGTGCCCGGCGACGTATTGGCCGAACAACTGTTCGAACAGGAGGCGGCGGCATGAACGCCATGACCATCGCACACATGGCCGGCGTCCTCACCTCGGCCATCCAAGCCGCCGACCGATTGGAACTCGACGCGCTCAAAGGCCCGGCGCTCGCCGATATGGACCTTGACCGCATCCGCGATATCAAACGCGACTGCTCGACCTGCATCAACCTGCTCGACCAGTTCGGAAGGGAACAACGATGAGCGACCGGCAATTCCAGGAATCGAAACACGTCGCCTTGCAACGTCAGGGCTGGCATTGCATGCGTTGCGGACGCAACCTGCACGACCCGAGTGTCTGGCCGGGCAGGAGCGGCCACCACCGGCAGTTGCGCCGTCGGGCCGACCCGACCGTGCGTGACCTGCCGAGCAACATCGTCGAACTGTGCGGTTCCGGCACGACCGGCTGCCATGGTTGGACGCACGCGCATCCGGCGGAGGCGGAACGGTTCGGCTACATCATCCCGAGCTGGCGTGATCCGTTCAACGCGCCGATACGCGACTGGAACGGCGACTGGTGGTGGCTGCTGTCTGACGGCACGGCGCAACGGCTCACGCAAATCGAGATCATCGAATGGCAAAGCACTTGGAAGGAACAATCATGAGGAAACAGGACAAAGACCGGAATGGGAAGCCGGAGGCGCTCCTGTGGGTCGACGTGGAGACCACTGGAGTGGACCGCGACCTGGACGAACTGCTGGAGGTCGGGATGCGCTGCACGAGCGTGGACGCCACCGAAACGTACGGCACGCTCACCCGCCTGGTGAAGCCGCAGTGCCTCACGTTCGATGATTTCACGCCGGTGAGCTTCAGCATGCACTGCGATTCTGGACTGTTGTACGCCCTGGTGGACTCCGACCCGTCCAGAACCAACCGCAAGGCCGTCGCTGATGCGATCCTCGAATTCCTGGATAGCCTCGCGCAACGGTTCGCGTTGGTTCCGGCCGGAACGAACGTGGATTTCGATCTGGACTTCCTGCGCCGGTTGGATCCGGACATCGTGCGCCGCATGTCGTACCGGAAGCTGGACGTGACCACGATGCGACATCTGGCCGACTGGTTCGCGGGCGAAAACCCGTACGGCAGGCATTCCAGCCATCACCGCGTCCGCTGGTGCATCGAACGCGACATCAGCGACTACCGCAGCCTGTACAAGTCCATCACCGGAAGGACCATGTGATGATCCGCGAACGAACGTCCTACTCGTGCGTGTGCGACGGCTGCGGCTACGAACAGTTCGACGATTACTGGAGCGAGGACGCCGCGCTGGCGCAGGCGGAGGATGACGGATGGACGTACTGCGAGGACTCGCAGGGCGACTGGGGGACCTACTGCCCGAATTGCCATCCCATGTACGTGTGCCACCATTGCGGACTCAAATCCGACTGCAATGAACCCGGATGGCAGGAGCGTGACGGCCACGTGGACTGCCCCAACCACCTGCACGCCGACTGCCGCGAATGCCGCTGCCACGACATCGGCACCAGATACCGTCTCGAATACCAGGGATGGAGCCACGAACTCGACCTGTGCCCCGACCACAATCCGAAAAGGAACCGCAAATGAGCCCCAAACCCTACGAAAGCCTCGACATGACCGCCAAGTCCAGCACGAAAGGCAACTGCATCATCCTGAACATCCGAGAAGGCCATTCCATAGGCCCGTACGCATACCAGCTCACCACTACAGGCTCACGCCCGACAAGGCCGAACGTCTCGCCGACATGCTCGACACCGCATTGGACGAAGCCGAAAACAAACGAGAAAGAAACCAGCCATGACCAACAAACCAATCCGAATCCATGTGGCGGCACACGCATGACCACCGCCGCATTGATCATCCTCACCGCAACCATCATCATCGCCTACCTGGGAAGCCTCTAATGAAACGAACAGCCAAACACACCACCGAAACCATCGCCAGCATCCTCGCAGCCATCCTCGCAGCCATCCTCACGACGGCCGCGCTCGCGGGCTGCGGGGCGCGCGGAGAGGGAACCTCCGAACCTGATCCACGGACCAGCACCGCATGCAAGCGCTGGTCTAACACGTCGATGCGAGAATGCGTTGTCGAACTGCAGGATACGCGTCGCGTCACCTGCGTCTCCTCGACCGCAGGCATGAGCTGCGACTGGGCGCACGCCGACGGAGCCGACAAGGAGCCGACAAGATGAGCTACAACGTCGTCACCCAGGAAGGCGTCAGAACGTTCGAGGACATCGACGATGCTGGCGACTACGCGCAGGCCATGTCCTTGAGGACTGGCGAGCCGGTCAAGGTGTTCCCCGCCGAGACCGGACTCGTCGCATTCACCGTCCGCCCAACCACGAAGGACACGAAATGAGAATCGATTTCAACAGCAAGGATGGCGTTTTCGCCATTAAAGCCGAAAACAAAGAGGAAAAAACCCAGCTCAAAACGTCGGCGGTCGCCATCTGCAATCTCATCATCGATTTTTTTGACGGTGAAGTCCAAGAAATGAAGGCGGCGAAGGAATGAAACGCATCCCACTCAAGGACACAAAATGAGCAATCGAAGTTATTTGGTGCCAAGGCCGCCAGCGTTCGACCATGAGCATCCCAGACCGAAGGAGGAAGGCGAGGTGCTGTACTGCGGAAATTGCCAAAAATGGTACGTATCATGGTTTCCCCTCACCGAAGTCAAAACCATATGGGGCCGCCGCCCCGAATGGTGGATACGCATCTTCCACCGCAAACCATACGAGACGATCATCCAGCAAATACGAAGGGAAACGAAATGAAAGTGAAGAAAACCCTCATGGACATGATCATCAAATGGCATCAGGCCGGATACAGCCTCGATGAGATCGCCCCACTGATGCCGCAAGTCCCCAAAGAGGAAATCAAAGCAATCATCCAACAACACCACGAATAACAAGAAACCCGACCTTCCGGCCGGGCTCCTGACACCACCAGAAGACTACCACGCCGGAGGGAATCGAACAAATGAACGAACAAATCAACGAATCCCAACCAACACAAACCAACCAAAACAAGCCAGCGCTCGCCGGCATGTGCCAAGTGTGCGGCGGGGAGTGCAATCTTCGCAACACGATGTGCGACAAGTGCGAGACCGGCATTAGGGGATGGCTCCGCGACTATCCGTCACGGATTCATGCCCTACGTGAGTTCCTGGACAGCACCGCACATTATGGCGGCCATCAGCCGGGCCGGACCAATTTGGCTTCGGCTCCGACGCCGGTCAGGTTGTCTGTGATCGACCATCTGCAGGAGATCGATGATTTGGCCGTCGCTCTTTGGCGGCGGTTGTATGCTCCGCCGGCCATGCCATGGGCCGATAGCAGGATTCATCCGTCCGCATCGAAGTGCCTGAGCGTCTGCGCGGATTGCAATCGTCTTTCACGATTGCCGGACATCGGTTTGATATGGCACGACTGGGAGCGATTGGTGCGCAAGACGATGAGCATCATCGACGTGCCACCATCCAGGCATGGCATCGGCAGGTGCCTGAATCCTCTGTGTGGAGTGGAGCTGAGTGCGGAGGTCGGCGCGGTGAGCGTTGATTGTCCGGTGTGCGGCAACGCTTATCGCGTGGTCGATGTGCGATTGGGTTTCCTGCGGGAGTGCATCGAATCGGGCAGGGCGTTCACGGCGGGGGAGTGTGCGGAACTGCTGCGCGAATGCGGATTCCAGTGCAACGCGAACACGATTCGCTCGTGGCGTAAGCGTGGCAGGCTTCAGCCGGCCGGTGAGAACGATAAGGGACGGCCATTGTACAGGCTTTCGGACGTGCATCGGCAGGTGCTGCGGCGCGATTCGATTTGACAAAATCGAAAGTGCAACGCAGAATTGTCAGTGGATTAGAGGGTTCAAACCGAGGTGACTTGGTTTGAACCCTTTTCATATCCGCCATGGATTCTCCTAACTCCCTGGGTTGCAGTCCCGTCCTGTCCGAACGGCATATCGGACACGCTCCACCCACTCACGTCAGAGTGGGCATACCTCAATGTGGCAGGCAAGCCAATCCCGTGCTTCCGTGATGCGGTGATGCTCAAATCCGCCTGTCCGAATGCCTTCGTAGGAATCAGTGGTAGATCGTACCGGCCGCAAGTCTTTATTGGATTCGCTTCCTTGTGGCCGCGTGTGGACGCGGGTTCGAATCCCGCCGAAGGCACCCATGAAACAAACCCGGGGTAGGGGTATTGACAATCCGGGAGGGGCATTCGCAGATGATGGGGAGCCCCTACAAGACACGGGAGTGTCCATATACGGGAGCCCCTATACCGGCATTCCAGCAAGCCAACGGCGAAGATAGTCGTCGGCAAATCCACGGCACCCCGGGGCTCATACATGCGGGGAGGCCACATGAGCAAGCGGCGCAACGAGCGCGTCAGCAACGGCTGGCGGCGCAGACAGCTCAGGGCAAGAGTCCTGGCCGCATACGACGTGTGCGCCATCTGCGGCAAGCCAGTCGACAAGACATTGAAGACACCACATCCGATGAGCGCCGAAGTCGACGAACTCATACCAGTCTCACGCGGCGGTGATCCATACAGCTTCGCAAACTGCAGGCTCACGCACCGCAGATGCAACAGGATGAAGAGCGACAAGACAGACGAACACGCACGAGCGCTGCTGGCTGGCAGACAGGAAGTGAAATCAAGCTCGATGCCGTTCAAAACGTTCGGCATCTGACTCCGATACCAGGGCGGGGACCCCGGGTACACCCCCTCCCGGTCGCCTCGGGTGCAGTGCCGATTTCTCCCCGCGGATTCAAACGTCGGAAATAGGGGAAACAACGAAAGGTCGGAAAGCGAGGATTACGCCGATGAAGTGCGAACTCTGCGGCAAGGAATTCCAGCCTTCCGGCCATGGGCGGCCTCAGAAGTACTGTTCCAAGTCCTGCCGCCAGAAAGCCGATTATCGTCGGAAAAAGAACAGGCCGGCACAGGCGAGGAAAAACAGTCCGGCTGCCAGGGCTGCGGAGACGAAACGGGAACCGGAATCCGACCTCGACCAGCGGAGCTTCGAACGGATGATGGACGGCAGCATGCTGGACATGCTGCGCGCGAACCGCGACCGGCTGCAGAAGGCCCTGGACGACGCGTCCACTCCGGCGAACGCGCTGCCGGCGATCAGCCGCCAGCTCATCGCGGTGTGCGACAGGATCGAATCCCTGCAGGGCGGCGGCCTGACCGACCTGCTCGAAGACGAGGAAGACGAGGTGACGGAGGATGCCGGAGCGTCGATTGTCTGAGATCGCCAAGGTCCTTCGCCAGCCCGAGGGAATCGTCGGCAGCGAGTTCACCCGCATCGACAAGGCCGCTCGCAAGGCCGGAATCCGGTTCGACCTGTGGCAGAAGGGCTTCCTTTGGCTCCTGTTCGCACGGAACGCGGAGGGCAAGTACGCTTGCGGCTCCGACGGGGCGGTATTGTCCAGCTGCAGGCAGATCGGCAAGACTTTCACCGTGGGCACCGCTCTGTTCCTCAAGGCGATACTCACGCCGAACCTGAAGGCCATCTGGACCGCGCACCATACGCGCACCAGCGACGAGACGTTCGCGGACATGTGCGAGATGGAGCACAATCCGGTGCTCGGCCGGTACGTGGAACGCATCCGCAGGGCGAACGGCCAACAGGAGATCACGTTCACGTCCGGCAGCCGCATCATGTTCGGCGCCCGCGAAAACGGTTTCGGCCGAGGATTGCACAGCGTGGACGTGGCCGTGTTCGACGAAGCGCAGATCCTCACCGTGCGCGCGATGGACAACATGATTCCGGTTTTGAACACGAGTCCTAACCCCCTGGTCGTGTATATGGGCAATCCACCCAAGCCGGGAGACCAGTGCGATGCGTTCACGGAGAAACGCATGCATGCGCTGAACCATGACGGAAACCTCCTCTACGTGGAGCTCGCCGCCGACAAGGACGCGGATCCGGACGACCGCGAACAGTGGGCTAAAGCGAATCCCAGCTATCCGAAACGTACAAGCGAACAGGCAATCATGCGCATGCGCAACAACCTGTCGGACGATTCATTCCGTCGTGAGGCGCTTGGCATATGGGACGAGACCGCCACCGCATACGCCATCAGTCCCGACCTGTGGCAGGCCGCGGCCGTCGACGACGTGCCCGAGGGCGGCACGGTGAGCTTCGGCATCGACATGCCTCCGGACAGGAGCGTGCTGACCATCGGAGCGGCGCTACGATACGCGGACGGTTCGGCCATCGTCCAGATGGCGAACATCAAGGACGCGCGGCAGGCGGGAACCATGTGGGCCGTGGACTGGCTCGCCGAACATTGGCCGAAGACCGCCAGCGTGGTCATCGACGCGCAGTCGCCCGCTATGAGCCTGCTGCCGGAACTGAAGAAAGCACATGTGAAGGTCACGGTCACGAACATGCAGGAGATGGGCCGAGCATGCGGCCGGTTCCTCGACATGCTCAAAGCCGGAACGCTCAAGCACCCGCGGGACGAATACCAGCCGCAGCTGGCCGCAGCCGTCAAGGGCGCGACCACGCGTCCATTGGGACAGTCCGGCGCGATCGCCTGGAACAAACTCGGCAGTGACATTGACATAACCCCGCTCGTGTCCACCACACTCGCCCTGTACGGGGCGTGCACGACGAAACGACATCCGGGAAGACGACAGGAGGTGATGGTCTGATGGTGTTCTACATGGCCGACGGCACTACGGTAAGCACGGCACCGAAGTTCACCGGCAGCAGCTACCTCGATACCGCGAGCGGCAACATCGGCGCCATCCTCGGCGTCGACGACGAGGACATGCCCATCATCCACGAACTGTTGCGCGTATGGCGAGAGAAATATCCACGCAACCTGATCCGCGGAGCCTACTACGACTGCAAGGAACGGTTCAAGGACTTCGGAATCTCCATCCCGGACCAGATCAAAAACAAGGTCGAGGCGATGATTGGATGGCCGGAACTGGCCGTCCGCTCATTGAGCGATTTGAGCGACCTGGAAGGGTTCAGCATTTCCGGTGACGACACGATGGGTGTTGGCGACCTGTTCGAGGACAACCAATTGGACGTGGCCACGTCCGAACTGATCGTATCCGCATACAAGCATTCATGCAGTTTCCTGACCATCGCCGCAGACCCGGAGGATCCGGAACGAATCAGTATGATTCCGCGTTCCGCCGACTGGTCCGCGGGCATCTGGGACCGGCGCAACCATCGTCTGGCCGCCGCGTTGACCATCACCGAGGACGATAAGGACGGGCGGATATGCGCGTTCAACGTGTGGCTTCCAGGCAAGGTCTACGAATGCTCCGGCCACCTGATGCCATGGCATGCGGAGAAAATCGAAACGAACTTCGATCAGCCGACGGTCGTCTCGCTCGCCTATGACAGGCAGATGGACCGGCCGTTCGGCCACAGCCGCATCAGCCGTTCGCTCATGAGCCTTGTCGATGCTGGATTCCGTACCGTGGTCCGCATGGAGGCGTCTGCCGAATTCTATTCCGTCCCCAAACTCTGGTTCATCGGAGCGAACAGGGACGCGTTCAGCAGCAACACGTGGAAGAGCCTCATCCAGGCGATCAACGCGATCAGTGCCGACGAGGACGGCAACCTTCCCCAATTGCAGCAGGTGCAGCAGGCGTCCATGACACCCCATTCGGACATGCTCAAGACGATGGCCATGCTCGTCGCCTCGCAGACCCGGGTGCCGGTCGACTACCTGGGCATCACATTGGACAACCCGACCAGTGCCGAGGCCATGGCGTCCGCCGAACGACGTCTGACACGCATCGCAGACAAGCAGAACGTGGCCTTCGGACGGGAACTCAAACGGGCCATGGGCATCGCCGTGGCGTTGCGCGAAGGCGCGAACACGATACCGGACTCCATACGCGACGTGCACCCGGTATGGGCACCGACAAGGGAGGTCTCCGATGCGGCGCGCGCCGACGCGTTCACGAAGATCGCCGACAAGGTCACCGGCTACGCCGACTCCGACGTCGGACTCGAACGCCTCGGCCTGAGCCGTGAGGAAATCACGCGTCTACGCGCCGACCAGCGCAAGGCACGCGCGCAGAACGTCGTGGACCAGCTCAAGATCCGCGCGGCGCAAAACAGCCAGCAGCAGGAGGCGTCAGATGAATCTGAACAATCTGAATCTGCCTCCGGAACGCCGCAAAGCATTGGAACAGGTGCTTGACCAAGCATGGAAGGACTACCAGGACAACCTCACGAACCTGACCGACGCGGCCGCCGATGAAATCGAGACCGTACTGGAACGCGACCCGTTGAACGCGCGCGAAACGGTGCGTGAATACACGGCCGCGGCCAACCGCCTCGCCGACGACTATTATGCGACGGTACGCACCGCATGGGCCGAATACGCTGGCGTGACCATGCCAGACTTCGACCCTGGATCTGACCTGGAACCGGAACGGGTACTTTGGCAGGTCCAAGGCGGCTTCGCCAACACCGACTACAACGGATTGACCTACTCGCAGGTCATGGCAGGCCAGGCACGATCCGGCGCGACCATCGACGACCTGTGGCCATCATTCTCGAACATCGACGACGCGCAACAGTTCATCACCGACATGATCCGCACCGGCGCCCGATTGACCGAACGACGGAACATACGACTCGACCCCACGAAACCAAAATGGGCGAGAGTACCAAAAGGTCCCAAAACATGCGCGTTCTGCGCCATGCTCGCCTCACGCGGCTACGCATACACCAGCGAGGAAGCGGCAGGTGGCAAAGGCAACATCTACCACGCCGACTGCCATTGCCAACCCATGCCGAACTGGGGCAAACAGGTGCTCGCCGGATACGACGAAACCGCATACAAAGCCGAATACGAGCGAATGAAAGCGCTCGCCGACCGCGAATACGATGGAGACATTCTCAAAGCGTACAGGAGCTCTCCCGGCGTGTGCACGGATTCCGTGGTCCCCGAAGCATTGAAGAAGACTCCGGGCCGTCCGCCGAAGTTCGACGCGAAGCATCCGTTCAGGACCTTCCTTGGAAGCGGAAACCTGAGGGATGCGGTCGTGGGGACGAATCCGATGTTCGATGAGGGTCCGGAATACAGGAACAACTGCCAGCGTTGCGTCGTCGCTTACGAAATGCGCAGGCGAGGATACGCAGTCACCGCGATGCCGAGGCCGATGGATCCCAGGACAGGACTTCCGGCCTTGGACACGGACACTAACCGGTGGGGAAGCTCCTTTAAAGGCGATTGGCGGTCTTGTGGCTCCGATTCAGGTCTTGATGGCGCTTCGGCGCTTTTGGATGAATGGGGCAAAGGCAGCCGCGCGTTCGTCGAAGTGGAGTGGCTTGATGGAACGAGGCATGTCTTCGTCGCGGAGAACCTGAAAGACGGGATACATTTCATGGACCCGCAAACCGGGTCGATGAACGTGTCAAGGTATTTCGAAATGGTCAACCATGGCATGACACGTATAATGAGGGTAGACGATGCGGAACCTACTGAACTGGTGTTGAAATACTGCAAGGAGGGCCAGAGATGATATTGACGGATGCCATCGGCCTCGTCCTTGCCGAATATCCCGGCATGAGGGCGATAGGCGCTGCGGAAAATTCCGACGCATGGATCATCGGCCTTGATTTCGCCGCTTCGACCAGTGAACATCCGGTACCTGGAACGCCAAGCATCGCGGTCGATAAAACATCAGGCGTTTTGCATAGCCTTACTCCTGGAACGGATGAATTCTGGCATTACATGACCGGTGCCAGGAAAGTGCCCATCCCAAAGGTCTGAAATCATTCCAAGCCACCCACATGGGTGGCTTTTCTTATGCCATTTTTGGTGGATTGCCGGAGTAGACGAACGGACCCGACTGTAAATCGGGTGCTTCACAGCCACGCAGGTGCGAATCCTGCATCCACCACTCGACCAGCCGGTCCGGTTGGCGGCGACCATGCGCCGTATCGCGTGGGAGGACCATACAGCGCACCGTGGCGCGGTCGAACTCGAATCCACGGGAAACAGCAAGAAGGAGCACAGCATGTTCAACAGATTCCGATTCCCGGCCCGTATCCGTCTCATCGACGGCGGCGGGGACGAGGGCGGTTCCGGCGATAGTGGCGACGGCGTCGAGCCGAAATCGTTCACCCAGGAACAGGTCGACCAGATCGTCGAGAAAAGGTTGGCGAAGGAGCGCGGCAAGTACAAGGACTACGACGAGCTCAAATCAAAAGCCATGAAACTCGACGAGATGGAGAACGCCGGAAAGAGCGAAATCGACAAGCTTAAGGAATCGAACGCCGCATTGCGCAAGCAGATCGACGACGCCGCGGCCGAGAAACAGCACGCCGAATGGGTGTCCGAAGTCGCCAAAGACAAGGACGTTCCGGCCGAACTGCTCCGCGGCGGCAGCAAAGAGGAACTCGAAGCGCATGCGGACCTCCTGCGAGCGGCATTGCATCCAGCATCCAAGCCGCCGAGGGTGAAGAACCAGACAGGCTCTCCTTCGCACCAGAACAACAAGGACGCCGAAGAGCTCTCGTACATCCATCAGCTCCTCGGCAGATAACGACTGAAAGGACAAGCCATCATGGCGATGAAAACAGACCAGATCAAGCTCCCCGTGAGCGTGGCCACCGAAATCGTGAACAAGGCCAAGGACACCAGCACCATCGCGTCCCTGAGCCCCAGCACGCCGCAGATCTTCTCCGACGCCGACTACCTCGTGTTCAACGGCAAGAGCGAAGCCGAGGTCGTGGCCGAAGGCGCGGTCAAGAACAGTTACGAGCAGACCGTGGATTCCGTCGTGGCGAAGCGCTTCAAGGTGCAGACTACCACCCGCGTCACGAGCGAACTCCAGTGGGCCGACGAGGACAACCAGCTGCAGATCATCCGCAGCATCCAGGCGGATCAGGCAGCCGCTTTGGGCCGTGCGCTCGACTACGTGATCTACCATGCGATTAACCCGAAGACCGGCACCACGCTTTCCGGATTCAACCCGTTGAGCACGTCCGCCGTGCAGGTGATCGCCGGCGATGACGAAATCAGCAACGTGGACGCCCTGGCCGATGCGCTGAACGACTCCTACGACATCAACGGCGTGGCATTGTCCAAGACTTGGGCGTCCCGTCTGCGCAAGCTGCGCGTCCCCTCCACCGGCATGCGCTTCTATCCGGAGATTCCGCTGAACCTGCAGGCCGGCAGCCTGGACGGCATCACCGCCGCGACCTCTGGCACCGTCAACGGACGACTGGCCTCGACCCCGACGAAGGTGCTCGCGTTCATGGGAGACTTCAGCCTCATCAAATGGGGCATGGTCCGCGACCTGACCAGCGAGATTATCGCCTACGGCGACCCGGACCAGACCGGCGTGGACCTGAAGGCCCACAACCAGATCGCATACCGTACCGAAGCGATGTACGCGTTCGCCGTCATCGACCCGAACGCGTTCGCCGTGCTCAAGACCAAGTGAGGTGAACGATGAGTTTCCCCATCCAGACGCTTGTGATCAACCCCGCAGGCGAGGAAAAGCACACTGTCGGCCCGTTGGACGCGCAGGTGCGGCTTGTCAACACTGACGGCACCGCCTTCTCCGCCGGTTCCGGTGCCTACGAACTGCCGGAGGCCGGCAAGGACACCCTCGGCGGCATCAAGCAGTTCGCGCCCGAACAGACGATTGGCAACGTTGACGGCAACATCGTCAAGGCCGCCGCAGCCGCTCCGACCAAGGATGAATTCGACAAGCTCGTCACGGCTTTCAATACTTTGGCGAAACAGTTCGATGACACTATCACCGGCCTCGCGGCCTCCGGGGTGATCAAGCTGCCGGACAAGAAGTGACCATGACGGACGAACCGGACATGTTCGCCACCTCCGACGATCTCGAACGGAGGTGGCACAAGCTCACCGACGAGGAACGTCAGAAAGCCGACACGCATCTCGCGGACGTGACCGACTACATCAAGGAACGCTCGCCCATCTGGCGGCGGCTCCTCGAAGAACGGCCACGCCTGCTGACGAAGATCACCTGCGACATCGTCCGCAGAATCATGCAGGCCGACCCGTACGACATTCCCGGCGGCATCACGCAGATGAACCAGACCACCGGCAGCTTCAGCGAACAATACAGTTTCGGAGCGCCCACCGGCGATCTCTGGCTGCGCGACGACGAGAAACGCATCCTTGGCATCAACGCTCAGCGCGCGTTCAGCGTCGACATGGCAACGGGGGAGACGTCCTAGTGGAAACCATCGAAGTGTGGCGCGGCCAGTCCACCACCGACACGGACGGCAACCCCATCCAGGGCAAACCCGCCCGCGTCGGCACGTTCCAGGCGATGGTCGCGCCAACCTCCACCACCGACCAGACCGAGGAGAACGCCAGCCCGCAGACCACCGAATACACGATCCACATCCGCGGAAACCAACCGACCGGCATCCAGGCCACCGACCTGATCAAAGTCAGGGGCCGGCTGCTGCCCGTCAAGGGCAAGCCGCAGGTGTGGGACAACCTCCACGGACGCCACATCGGCGACGTCATCACCGTGGGCGAACGGGAAGGATAAGCATGGTCAAACGATGCAGATTCGTATTCAACCGCAAGGCGTTCAGCCAACAGGTCCTCAAAAACGAGACATTGCGCTCGCGCATGAGGGACGCGGCCGAAGCCGCCGTAGAGGATGACCGTTGCATGGTCCGCGACCATGACGGCAAGAACCGCAGCGGCGTGGCGATCATCTGCCCGGCACCGGTGGAGAAGGTGCACGGCACGTTGGAGGACACGCTCGGAAGGATGCGCGTATGAGCATCCCGGTCACTCCCCGGCGCACGGAACCCCTGCTCCTGTCCAAACTGAGGACACTGTTCCCGGACGTGACGTTCGACACCATCGAACGAAGCGACCTCGAACCTCCCTTCACCGAAGCCACTCTGGCCGACTCCATGCAAGGCATGAGCACCCCAATCTCGCAGTACGTGCGGCTGCGGTTGAGCGTGCGATGCATGAGAGAGGACCATACGGGCGACTGGGGCAAGGCCGCACGCCTGTGGGCCGACATCGCGAGGGAGATCATCGGGCTCGGAAACGTCGCGCCGCTCATCGACGCGTCACTCGAATCCGGGCCGGTACGCATGACTGACGAGGACAAGAGGCTGGTGTGCGCGTACGGAGTGCTCCTGCTCGAGGTCACCGTCAACTGAAACACAACCAAAGACAACGTGCCGCCACACGCGAAGAACGGAAAGGTGCAGACAAATGTCTGACAACAACGAAAAAACCACCGTCGCCGCGCAGGGCGCGACCGACTACGGGTACGTGTCCAGCGGCAACACCGCAGGCAACGTGCGCCTGATCAAGAACTACGCGCTGTTCCTGTTCCCCAAGGGCGACAGCACGTTCACGGCCCCGACCGGAGTGGCCTGGACCCCGCCGGCAAGCAAGAAGCCGATCGGCTACTCCACCGAGGACGGCGCCGTACTGCATCCGGAACCGGGCGACAGCACCGACTACAAGGCCCACAACGGCGACATCGTCCTGTCCGACACGGACCCGGGCTACTGGACGCTCCAGCTCGCCGCCATGGAGGGCCGCAAGGATGTGGTGTCGGCCTACTTCGACGTGGACGTCGATTCGGACGGCGGCATCAGCATCAAGGGCGCCGGATTGAAGAAGGAGTGGATCCTCGTCCTGGTCGCGCTCGACCAGCAGGACCGCCCATTCCTCCTGTACGGCACCAACTCGAAGGTGTCCGACCGCGACGACGTGAGCCTGAAATCCAGCGAGATCATGAACTTCAGCATGACGTTCAAGATGCTCAAGGGCACCAACGGCGAACAGTTCCACGCATGGGGCCTCGTCACTGAAGACGCCAAGTGACCCATTGATTCTTCCCGTGCGGCCGATGGCGGTCGGCCGCACGGGACACCCATTCAACCGCCAACCATTAGAACGGAGCCAACATGAGCGACAAAGAATACCATGTCGTGGACGTAGACCTGACCGAAGCGGAAGAGCTCAAACCCGACGTGCACCTCGAGGTCGCCGGCGTCAAACTCGACCTGCCGAACCTCAACAACGCGGAACTGCCCATCGAACTCGTCCAGGCCATCCTCCTGGTCAAAAGCAAGCCCGCATTGTCCGACGAGGAAACCATGGCCTGCGTGAGCACGTTCCTCGCCTACTTCCAGACGATGCAGCCGAACTTCTGGAACGTGCTGCGCAAGACCAAACGTCCGATGGCCTACCTCATCGCGACCATCAAGGCGTGGGCCGAGGAATCCGGACTGGACCCAAAAGCGTTTACCTCGCCCACCTCTGGAACAACCACCGCGCGGCACTAGCCTACGACTGGATCCGAGCGTACGGGCAGATCTACAGGCCCGTACGCTTCCGGGAATGGGTTGAAGGCCAACGTCCACGAGTCGATTGGGGACTCGCCTGGGCGTTGACCCGCGAAATCCTCAAAGACCATACGAGCCACTCGTGGATGGCGTTGCAGAACGCCGTCTACGCGCCCGACGGAGCCGAACAGGCGGTCTGGACGCTGTCCGGACAACGCAAACGCCCATGGTTCGACCACGAGCACGACCCGCTCCGCCCGCCAACCCCGACGCACAACCTCACCCGCCGTCAACGCGAGGACAGGGAACGGCTCAAAGCCTACTTCCACATCAACGACGACCTCTGACTCCGACCGCCATCGGAATCCCAACCTACAAATAAGGAAACACGATGGCAGCACAGGACATAGGCGTCGCATACGTCCACGTCGAACCATCCGGCAAAGGATTCGGCAAAAGCATCGAAGGCGACATCGGCGACGCCGTCAACAAAGCCTCCAAGAAAAGCTCCAACACCCTCATCTCGAAAATCGGCGGAGCATTCGGCAAAATCGGCAAGGTCGGCACAGGCGCGATCGCCACCCTCGCCGGCGGCATCACCGCATTGGCCGCCAAAGGCGGCTTCACCCGCGCCCTCAACATCGAGAACGCGCAAGCCAAACTCAAAGGCCTCGGCCACGACAGCGCGAGCGTCACCGAAATCATGAACGACGCGCTCGCCTCCGTCAAGGGCACCGCGTTCGGATTGGGTGACGCCGCGACCGTCGCGGCCAGCCTGTCAGCATCCGGCATCAAGGAAGGCGACCAGCTCACCAAGGTCCTCAAGACCGTGGCCGACACCGCGCAGATCAGCGGCAGAAGCCTGACCGACATCGGCATGATCTTCGGTTCCGTCGCCGCCCGAGGCAAACTCCAGGGCGACGACATGCTCCAGCTCATGTCGAGCGGCATCCCAGTCCTCCAGATGCTCGGCAAGCATCTGAACAAGACCAGCGCCGAAGTGTCCGACATGGTCTCGGACGGCAAGATCGACTTCCAAACTTTCGCCGACGCCATGCAGGAAGGCCTAGGCGGGGCCGCACTATCCGCAGGCACCACATTCACCGGCGCCCTGGCCAACGTGAAAGCCGCATTGAGCCGACTTGGAGAAACAGCCGCCACACCAGTCCTCGACGGCTTACGCGGCCTGTTCAACCAAGCCATCCCACTCATCGACACATTCACCGCAGCCGTCACACCAACCCTGCAAAAAGTCGGAGCGGCACTCCAACAAGGTCTCGAGAACGCGATACCCGCCACACAGGCGAAACTCAAAAACCTTGGCGACACGATCTCCAACATCCCCGGCTTCCAGATGCTCGCCTCGGCGACGGCCAGCCTCAAAAGCCAACTCACTGGCCTCTGGAACGCAATCACATCACTCATAGGCGGACTCAACAATGGCGGCGAAGCCGCCACAATGTTCTCCACAACCGCCGGCGCGCTCGCGGGAGTGGTCGCTTCGGTCGCGCAGGCGTTGTCGAACGCGGCGGGATGGGCGAAGACGTTCGTCAACACGTTCATCGAGACGGGCGCGTTGCAGCCGTTCCTTGAAAGCCTGACCGGCGTCATCTCCGGATTGGGCTCGCTGGTTTCCGGATTGGCGGCCGCGGTCTCGCAGGCCTTCGGCTTCAACGACAGCGCGCGCACCGCCAGTTCCGCGGCGCAGAGCTTCGCCGGACTGTTGAACACTTTGACCGGCGTGCTCATGACGGTGGGAGGCTGGCTGCAGTCGGTCGGACAGTGGGCGCAGCAGAACGGCGTACTGGTATCCGGCGCGTTGAAAGCCATCACCATTGCATTGCTCGCGGTCAAAGGCTGGGATATCGTCTCGGCCGGGCTGAAGACAGTTTCCGGCGGGCTGAAGGCCATTTCCGCGACTGCCTCCGGTGTGGAGAAGACCGCCACGGCCGCGTTCGATCTGATCGGCAAGATCTCCGACGCGGGAAGCGCGGCTGGAGCACTGAAGCAACTCGCCGGCTCGTTCAATATTGTCAAGGCAGCTCAATCGGCGTGGAGCGCGGTGACCAAGGCTGCTACCGCCGTGCAGCTGGCATTCAGCGCTGCCTTGGATGCGAATCCGATCGGCATGCTTGTCGTGGCCATCGGCGCGGTCGTGGCCGCGCTGACATGGTTCTTCACCCAAACCGAAACGGGCAAACGACTCTGGAACAGCTTCGCCACATGGTTCATGGGAATCTGGAACCAGATCAGCACCGCATGCCAGCCAATCCTGCAAGCCATCGCCATATTCATCACCCAGACCATGAGCCAAATCCAACAAATCTGGCAAACCGGATGGACACTCATCACCACCGTCCTCCAAAACGTCTGGAACACGATCGGCCCCATCATCATGACCGCGCTCACCGCGATCATCACCGGCATCCAAACATTCATCACCACCATCACACCACTCCTGCAAGCAGGAATACAGAACATCCAAACCATCTTCCAAACCGCCGTCACAATCATCAGCACGGTCTGGAACGGACTCTGGAACACCATATCCACCGTCGTACAAGGCGCATGGACCATCATCGCCACAGTCATCAGCACCGCACTCGCCGTCATCCAAGGCATCATCCAACTGGCGCTCGCGGTCGTCAACGGGAACTGGAGCGCCGCGTGGTCGGCCATCCAGGGCATCGTGTCGGCAGTGTGGGGCGGCATCCAAGGCGTCGTCTCCGCCGGCATCGGCATGGTCAGCGGAGTGGTATCCGCCGCATGCTCGACAATCCGGAGCGTGTGGGCCGCGTTGTGGAATGGCGTCGGAAGCATTGTGTCGAGCGTCTGGGGCGGCATCGTCGGCACCGTAAGCAACATGGTTGGCCGTGTCGGGAGCGTCGTGAGCGGGATCGGCGGAACCGTCCGGAGCGCGGTGTCCGGCGCGGGAAGCTGGCTCGTCAGCGCGGGACGCAACATCATCCAGGGATTGATCAACGGCATCACAGGAATGGTCGGCTCGTTGTATTCCAGCATCACCAACGCGTTGTCGGGCTTGGTGGACAAGGCCAAGAACGCTTTGGGCATCCACTCGCCGTCGCGTGTGTTCCGCGACGAGGTCGGCGTGATGGTCGGACGTGGCATGGCATTGGGCATCGACGATTCCGCGCATGTGGTCAGCCGTTCCATGGATTCGCTCGTCTCCACGATGAGCCTCTCCGACGCGGACTGGTCGAAGACCGGCAGGCTGAACGTCACGGCCGGCACCGGCGCCAATGCCGGCGACGGCGATCTGCGGGAACTCATCGCGGCCGTCGAATCGCTGCACGACGACCTCGGATCGATCATCGCCCGATACACGCCGACGATAGGGGACCGCGACTTCGCAAGGAAGGTGAGAAGTGCAATCGCTTGAATACGTGTGCGCCGCCACAGGTGAGCGCATCGGCTTCGAGGGGCCGCTGTACGGCGAGACGCTCACGGGACTGCGAGCCCGCGTCTGGGACTACAGCCTCGCCTCACGTGGCATGACGGGCATCACCCGCAAGGCACGCGAGGCGACAGTCACCGTGAAGATCCACGATTCTCCGGCCACGCTCGACCTACTGCGCCGCCTCGCGGACGCCGACATGGCATCCGGGAACCCGGGCACGCTCGTGGCCGACGGCGAATGGGAAGCCAAAGCGTGGATCACGAAAAGCGAACCGCAATCCATCACGCCCACGATGGTCGAGACGCAGTTGACCATCGTGCTGGCCGATGGCGTGTGGCGCCGTCCGACCATGACGCATTTCACGCCGCGATACGATTCCGGAACCGCCGACCTTGACTATCCATATGATTATCCGCATGATTTCGCCGGCATGGCATTGGGTGCCGAGATCGTCAACGACACGTCCATCCCGCAGCCGGTCAAGCTCACGATATTCGGACCATGCGCGCAACCGTACGTCATCATCGGAAACAACCGGTACGAGGTCGACGTGACCGTGCCATCCGGCTCGCGTCTGGAAATCGACGGCACCGGCGATGTCAGGACCGTCACCATGGTCAGCGGCACAGGTCTCGTCACAAACTGCTTCGCGCAGGCCGTGCGAGGGTCGGGCAAGGATTCCGGCCGGTACGTGTTCCAACCGCTCGCGCCCGGAACACAGCCGATCAGCTGGCCGGGAGGATTCCAATTCGACTTGACGGTCTGCGAGGAAAGGAGCGAACCGCCATGGACCTGATCGTCACCGACGCCACAGGCAAACCCGTGGCGAGCCACGCCTCATACACGCTCGACCTCGCGTTCGGTAGCGGGGAGAACGACTTCGACCTGCAGGTCGAAGACGCCGCGCTCAAGGCGGGGAGCCGCATCATGATCGACGGCACCGAGTACGGCGGCATCATCGACGACACGGATGTCGACGTGGACGGAGGCCTGTCCACCGTCACATGGCATGGCCGCGACTGGCATGGAGTGCTCGCCTCGAAGATCATCGAACCGGACAGGAACAACGATTACCTCACCCTGTCCGGCACGATTCCCGTCATTATGCGCACGCTCGTCAGCCGTGCGGGATTGCAAGGCCTGTTCACCGTCACCGACGAAAGCGCCGACCACAAGACCACCTGCCAGTTCGACCGGTACGTGGACCTGTACAGCGGTCTGGTCAAGATGCTCAGGGCAAGCGGACTCAAACTCCGGTTGCGTAATGACGGCGACAAGGTATCCATGAGCGCCATGCCCGTCCGCACGATCGGCGACAGCATCGACTCGGACCTCATCGACTTCACCGCCAAACAGGCGGCGCACCCGATCAACCATCTCATCTGCCTGGGCAAGGGCGAACTCAAGGACCGTACCGTCATCCACTGGTACGCCGACGCGAACGGCACGTTCAGCCACACGCAGACCCTCAAAGGCCTTGACGAACGCACCGCCACATACGAGTTGTCCAACGCCGAAGCCGACGAGCTCGAGGACAAGGGCAGGCAGAAATTCCAGGAGCTTCGGAACACTAGCACCATCGACGTGGACATTCCCGACGGCATCGACGCGGACGTTGGCGACCTGGTCACGGGTCGTGACAACAACACGGGCCTCGTCGTCACTGCCGAGATCTCCAAGAAGATCGTCAAGGTTTCGGGAGGCGTGCTCACCGTCACCTACGAATCCGGAGGTGCCAGCGCCGGCGGCAACAGCGGAGAATCCTCCATCGGGGATGGTGGCCACGCCTACTACGCTGGAGCCGGCCTCAAACTCGACGCCTGGACGTTCAGCGCCGACGTGACCAGAAACGACATCGACTCGCTCAACAACGCATTGTCGGGTAAACAGCCGAAAGGCGACTACATCACCGGCCTGAAAATCGGTTCGGTGGACACGCTCGCCCCCGGTGCACAGGCAAGCGCGTCGCTTACGGGCGCCGGCAGCGACAAAACCTTGAATTTGGGGCTTCCGAAAGGCGACCAGGGTCCGCAAGGGGAGAAGGGCGACAAGGGCGACGCAGGACCACAGGGGGCCACCGGAGCGACCGGACCCACCGGTCCTCGGGGAGAGAAAGGAGCGATCGGGGAGCGAGGGCCGCAAGGCGTCGCCGGTCCCGAAGGCCCGCAGGGACTGCAGGGGATACGCGGCGAGAAAGGCGATAAGGGTGATGCCGGCGCGATCGGCGCGGCGGGACCGCAAGGCCCGACGGGTTCCACAGGTCCGCAGGGTCCCACGGGTCCACAGGGAGCGACCGGCCCCCAGGGCAGACAAGGCATCCAAGGTTCCCAAGGCATCCAGGGCCCGCAAGGGGAGAAGGGTGACAAGGGCGACAGCGGCGTATCCGCCCCCTCGAACGGCTTCTTCACGCTCAGCATGGAAGGCGACGGCGACCTGTACGTGAACTATCCGGACAACACGAACCCACCCTCGTTCGTCTGGGACTCCGAGAGCGGGAACCTGTACGTGGACATCCCGGAAAGGTGACACATGGCGCGACTATTGATCGGCAACATCAAAGGCCCCAAAGGTGACAAGGGCGATACCGGGGCCACCGGCCCGCAAGGCAAGCAAGGAGCGCAGGGCGTTCAGGGAGCTAAAGGCGACGTCGGCCTTCCGGCGCTCGTGATGAAGAAATCCCTCGTCGGCGAATATCCGGTGGGATCCACTTTCACGGGGAACGTGAGCGAATGGTTGAACCGAACACCACTCGCCAACGAATATTCGACCGCATTGTCAGGTGGCGGAAAATACAGCATCGTCTGGCAGTGCGTTTCACAGTCCGGCAGCCTATTCACGGGAAAGACGATTTCCCGTCAATCCATCATCGGAACGCAAGGCCCTGCCGGACCGCAAGGTCCAAAAGGTGACGTCGGCCCACAAGGCGTGAAGGGCGATACCGGCGAGACCGGGCCTAAAGGAGCCACTGGAGCTGCCGGCCCTACCGGCCCGCAAGGTCCTGAAGGGCTGAAAGGTGACAAGGGTGATAAAGGCGATGTCGGACCCGCCGGAGAAGGAGGCCCTACCGGCCCGCAAGGTCCGAAAGGCGACACCGGCCCTGCCGGACCTACCGGAGCAACAGGCCCCACCGGGCCGCAAGGCAAGCAGGGAATACAAGGTGCGCAGGGACTGCAGGGCCCACAGGGACCGACAGGACCGCAGGGTGCCAGCGGCGTGACGGCGCCAACTTCCGGATTCTTCACACTGCAGGTCGACCCGAACGGAGACCTGTACGCCGTGTACGCGGATACGACCACCGCGTCGGCGGCTCCCGTCTCCTACGATCCGGCGACGGGCGACCTGTACTACATGATCAATGACGGAAAGTAAGGAGCGCATATGACGAAGATTCTGCTCGGCAACGTCAAAGGCCCCAAGGGCGACACCGGACCGCAAGGCAAGCAGGGAGTGCAAGGACCGCAAGGCCCGACCGGGGCCACCGGAGCGACCGGCGCCACCGGGGCGAAGGGTCCAACGGGAGCCACTGGGCCACGAGGACTGAGCCTACGGAAATTCAATGGCGACATCAACGGTTCGGGTGCGGGCGGAGAAGTGAGAAAAATTGCCCTATCTGGTATTCAGCCAAATGGAAACCTGCAGGTCGGAGACACCATTTTTGACCAATATCAAGGCACAGATGGTCTTGAACTTGGGTTCTGGCAGGTCACCGCCATCAACGGTAGCGATGTGACTGTCAAAGGCGTCGGTAGCTACGTCGTGCACAAAGGGCCGAAGGGTGACAAGGGAGACAACGGCATGAGCGTGAGCCAGGCATTCATCGCCGCCCACCCCGTGGGCTCCCTTTACTGGACCACTTCCACGGCCAATCCGGGAACAACCTACGGAGGCACTTGGAAGGAATGCGGCACGACGCTTCCGGGACACATCTACCAGCGCACAGCCTGAAAGAGAAAGGGACATCAATGGCACGAACCACGAACATCACCAGATACACCTGCGACCGATGCCACGCCTCCGCATACCTCGCCGACGGTGACCCACGCACCTCCAGCGACTGGCACGACATCACCCACACCACCGTCGACGGAGTCGCACAGGGCGCGCTCGTCTGTACCGCATGCTGGCAGACGTTCAAAGCGCTGGCAGCCACGCAGGACGCCGCCTACGCCGCATACCTCAACAACACAACAGATAGGAAGGAATGACCATGACCATGAATCTCATCACCGGCAAGGCCGGCGCTCCGCACATCACATCCAGCGACCAAGGAGCCATGCAGGCCGGACTGGTCGGAAACGGCAACTACCTGCTGCAAGGCAGCGACGGCAAATTCCCCGCCGTGACCATGCAGTCAGCAAACAAAGCGCTCATCCCGGTCCTCAACCTTGTGATCGAAGGACGATACGCACGCGTCACCGCGGCGGAAACCGTCACCATCGAAAGCGGAGTCACAGGACGGCACCGCAACGACCTAATCTGCGTGAAATACACGCGAGACTCGAACAACATCGAAACGATCGCGCTCGCGGTGCTGAAGGGCACCGCCACCAGTGGCACGGCGGCTGACCCCACGGTACCGTCGGGTAGTATCCTGAACAATTCCGGCACCGTATGGATTCCGATCGCCCGCATTCCAATCAGTGGCATCACCGCCGGAACTCCTGTCATGCTTGTCAAGCAGTTGCCTCCGATGAGCCAGCTGTGGGATTCCGTAACCC